ATTACGAACATTTGGGGCTCCTTTTTGCTGTCTATGTGTATATTATAGCAAATCGAGCATTTTTGGTCAACCAAAATAGTGTTGTAAAAATGTAACACTTTAGTACTACAAATTTAGGTACTTTAGCTGGAACCAACTTTGGGCTTGCTCACTGTAAAAGTCCAGGTGTACTTGGTCTTCGTAGTGCATGTTGGTACCATGTTTGGTCGGATGCTCGTTTGGAACTAGCCCTTGATGGTAACGATAAACAAACCCCAGCTCACGTTTTAGTCGTGGCCTGATAGCCATGCTTATGCCGTACTGTTCCAGAATCTTTGCATAGATATCACTCCACTCTCCAGGGTTGTGGAACACAATCAGATTCTTCTTAATCGTTACTTTGTGCATGGGATAATTGGAACCAGCTGAGTTCTTTATCACTTACCAAGTAGATACGATAGTCGTTGTATTTCACAGAGTATGCCCAATGCAAATTAACATCCTCGTCTTGTACTGCTGTATTGAGAGGGTCCATTCTGCGTTGTAATAATACTGTGCGAGTCTCTACATCCTGTGACCAGCCCCAGGTCTTGTTCATCCAGCGTCTGGCGCGATCAAAATCTAGCACGCCTGTGCCTTGCCAAGTGCTCTTGGAGAACTCTAGCATGTAAGCAAACTGGGCACACCAGCTATGCCGCTTGTCTAATTTTGTAACTTCGTATCTCATAATTTTAAAAAGGAAAAGGGCTGTGTATCCACAGCCCGTGTATTCAATCTACACAGCCCTTTAACCTTTAGGCTGAAGCCTGCAAGATGTACTTGCCGAAGCGTTGGTGGAACTCGTCGAAGTTCTTCAACTTGGTTGGGAGGAATGGCAAGTCGTATGTTGTCAACGCAATACGAGCACCCATCACAGTCAACTCAGTTTCAAAGTTCTTCATCATGTAACCCAAGAAGTTGTCTGCCATCTCGTGGAACTTCTTGTCTTCTACTTTGGTTTCAACAGCAGCCTTGAGCTCGTAGCACATGGAAATCACCAATGAGTACATAGCACTAACTTCTTTTACTTGCAAGTCCTTGACCTTGCCTGACAAGATATCTGCAGGGTTAGGCATGCGGCTTGCAACCTTGCGGTGGCTCATAAACTTAACAGCAAGACCTTCGCCAACAGTACCTGCAATCAGGTTAGTCAGTGTAGAGTCCTCAATTGTGTCGTCTAACAGCTGGCTCACAAAGCTCCAAGAGCGTGGTGTAGCAAAAGCACGTGAGCTAGACTTAGCATCAAAGTCATACAAGTCTTGCTTGGCAAAACTCAAGTAACCCACCACGTCCTTGTGGATCTTGTTGTTAACAGCCCAATCTTGCCAAGAAGCAAAGTCCACCTTCATCTCTTGGTGAATAAAGCGGTTTGCCAGCGGTGTTGGCATGCGATATGTAACACCTTTATCTGACTCACGGTTACCGGCAGCAACCATTACAACGTTATCTGGCAACACGTATTTGCCAACTCGGCGGTTCAGGATCAACTGATAGGCAGCTGATTGCACTGAGGCAGGGGCTGAGTTAAGTTCGTCCAAGAACAACACCACAATAGGATATTGACTGGCTAATTCGTTATCTGGCAAGTCGATAGGAGGTGCATACTCCATCACATTCTTGTCTTTGTTGTAGAACGGGATACCACGAATGTCTGTGGGCTCCATCTGGCCCAAACGCAAGTCAATCATCAAACCGCCGAGCTCTTGTGTAATGCCTTCGACCAGTTCGGACTTGCCGATACCGGGAGGACCCCACAAGAACAATGGGCGTTTGACTTGGAAAGCCTTGAGCAGGGATTTACGTGCCTCTACGGCTGATACGGTGCGGGATTCTGACATGGGCTGTGCCTTTCTGTTTAAATTAACTAACTAAGTCTCTATTATAGCAAAAGCTGATTTATTGGTCAACTTCTTTTGCAGGTTCTTTTTGAGTGTTGCAAATTTCATACACCCAAGAAACTGGAATTTCCAGTGCATAAGCAATGTCAACTGGTTCTTCGCCACGCTCAAGTCGCTCGCGAATCAGGATGTCTAAATTGCTCATCTTGCTCATTGCTGCACCTTTCTAACTACAATGCACATAGTATAACAAATCACAAATTAATGGTCAAACAGTTAACACAATACCCCGCAATTGTTGCAGGGTATTAAATTAATACTTGAGTACTAGTTTTATTAAATATAGTATCCACTATGTTTTCCATTGAAAATTTTTACTATATCTTATACCAACATCTGTTAAGACCATTGGGGTTGCTTGAAGGCATGTTTAGAAAATTCGGATCAGTTGCCCCCACTGATTTTTATATAGGCCAGTATTCAACTACTATGTATAGATTTCGCAAACTTGCAAGTCAGGAAAACTCTTGCTACTATTTTGATCAAGAGCCTATGCATACTATTAGCGTCAACCACTTGACTAGTCTTTCTTCTCTTAAGTATTTTCAGATTCTTGCTAATAGTGAAATTAGTGCTTTAAAAAATTCAGTTTGCAAAGAAAATAATTATCAAGATTGGTATTATTTCTTTCATGGATTTGCTGCGTTAGACTGGTACCAAGATGGCAAATATTTTGATCAAGAAGTTGACTGGACTCGCCCTTATATCTCTTTCAACCGATTGCATGTCAATGACCGAAGTTATCGGCTTAACCTTGTGGCTAGACTTGCTGAGAAAGATTTATTGAATCGAGGGCACCTTAGTTTACATCTCGGGCATACCGAATACGGTAGTTGGCAACAAGAGTTGACAAATCCTGATACTAAACTCAGTAAGGCAGCATGCGAGTTAATTACTAAACACTTAGATCGCCCATTGCTACTAGATAAGACAGAAAGCACCGGTAGCATTAGTGCTGACTTTGGACACCAAGAATTTGATCTTTGGAAATCAGGGTTGTGGCATATTGTTACAGAAACAGTATTCTATTACGATAAATTACACCTAACAGAAAAGATATTCAAACCAATAGTTGCACAACGGCCTTTTATGTTAGCGGCTGCACCTGGCAATCTTGCTTACTTGAAAAGCTATGGGTTTAAAACATTTGATCGATGGATCGACGAAAGTTATGATACTATCCAAGATCCGGATCTGCGTCTACAAGCTATAGTTGATCAAACTCAGAGATTGTGTGCTATGAGCGATAGCGAGTTACAACAAATGCATCAAGAGATGCAACCTGTATTAGAACATAACTTTAATCACTTGTGGGGCAATTTTAAACATCGTATAGTAAACGAGTTAGTTGATAACTTTGAACGCTCTGTACGATTATGGAATAACGGTCGGGTAAATGGAAGAGAGTTACCTTTGCAAAATATCGATTTCAACCTAGTTAAATCGTTGCTGCTCAGGTAGTGTAATCTTAATAATCTAATTTCATTCGGCGCCACGCTTCGTCGTCTGGCTTTTCGTTTGCATCGTAAGTCCACCCAAGGGCCTTCATCATCTTGTGCTTGACACGAATGTTAGGTATACGAGTACGCTCTGTATCACCAAAGCCCATCATAACACCAACTTCTGCAACTGCACCTGAACGACACAAGCCTGCGGTACAATGTACTACCACGTTCATGCTATTGGCTTGAGCATGTTGCAACAAACGAACAATTTCTTGTGCCTGTGCATCGCTGATCAAACACTCTTCTGGGAAGCCACTATCAGCGTCAAGGAATTCAAAGTCGTGCCGCTCTTTGAATGTGTGCATGGCTTCAGGCCGCCACCCTGCTGGGTCTGTGATGCTGATTAGCATTGAGTTCTCACCGGCTTCGTGATGATGACGCTTGGTCACATCAATAGCAGCTACGTTTTCTATCCAAGGCATAAAAAAATCTCCGTTAGTGCGTTATTATAGCACTAACGGAGATTCGGGTCAAATGTAAATGGTTATAGGTTATACAATGCTAATGCTTGTTAACGGACCGTCGAGTGCGTCAATGAATGCAACCCATTCATTAGCAGCAGCGGAGTCAAGCCAGTTACGTCGAACTTCAAAATCTGGTGGAGTACCGGACTTTTCTGGGACATTATCGGTTTTACCAGCGGTGGCCAGTTCGCTAGCTTTGGTTAATATTTGGTCTAATACATTGGCTGGAAACGCATTCCATATAGCGAGAGTGACAACTGGAAAACTTGGGTTTGACATTTTAAATCCTTAACTTATAAAGTTATTTATCATTAATCAATCCGTTTGAATGTTTGTCTGTGTGTTTTTCAACATCCTGGAACAGCCGTTTTTCTTGTGCAGTAAGTCGATCTTTGTGAGTTTTGCGTGGATTCCCGCACAAGAAGCACCCTGGGTTACCGCAATCCATAGCATGATGTTTTGCTAATCGGTGTGGTTGTTTAACGTTTGCTTGGTTAAACGTACCTTTTGATTTGGCGATTGCCAGTTGTCGTGCAATAGCTACGTCAGTTTTATGACGGCGTCGTGAATTGATGAATTTTGCTGTTTCGTTGCTCATACAGTTATTTAAGTTGGGTAGAACTAATTATAAAAGTTCTACCCCTTAAAATCAACTGTTTAGAACACGGGCAACACTAGTGATTAC